AAGGGGTTTGGTTTATGAATAACGGAACACCTACTTGGTTAACTCCGGCTCATTATATGGGATTACAGCATAATAAAATGCTAGATACGGGAACGTCTAAGGATTTCCGTATTGCTCAAATGAATATGTACTATTTTACACTCGCCTGTATTGTAGATAAAAGATGTGTTGGAGAATTGTTTGTAAAAGGACGTCGGACAGGGTACACAGAAGAAATTATTGACCATTTAGTAAATGATTCAACTTCTATGTGTAATGCTCTTATGGGTATCACATCAAAAACAGGAGGCGATGCCGAAGAAGCATTTTTAAAATATCAATATGTAATTAGAAATTTACCGTTCTATTTTATACCAGTTGTTCAGAATAAAATTGAAAATAAATCAGAAATGGTTTTTGGGAAGCCATCGGACGGTTCAAAAGCAAATAAAAAACTTAGAGAAACATCAACCGATGATTATTTGAATACAAAAGTCGATTGGATGGCTACTGCTACATTGGCTTATGACTCCAAAAAACTTATCAGATATTTGAATGATGAATCAGGAAAATGGGAAAGACCACATAATATAATTGACCATTGGAGTAACGTAAAACCAACTATGATTACCGGTGGCCGAATTGTTGGAAAATGTTTTATGGGTTCCACATTGAATCCACTTGATAAAGGTGGTCGAGAATTTATGCAAATGTATTACGGCTCCGACATTACCAAAAGAAACGAAAATGGAAGAACTACAACCGGCTTATACTCATTCTTTTTACCAGCACACAAGAATATGGAAGACTACACCGACAAGTATGGTGTATGTCACGAAATAGTAGAACATGGACAAAGTTTCAAAAATACTTATGGAGAAACAAAAACAATCGGATCATTACAATTTTTAATGAACGAATTTGCTTCTGCTAAAAAAATGGGTTCCAAAGTTTACAATAACGCAAGAAGACTTGACCCGATTACAATTGACGACGCATTTAGAGATGAATTAAAATCTCAATTATTTGATGTTGAAAAAATAAATTGTCAAATAAAATACAATAAAAATCCTGAGATTCAAGCTCAATTAATGCGTGGGAACTTTTATTGGAAAGATGGATTGAAAGACACAACTGTTGTTTGGAGACCGGAAGATAATGGAAGATTTTTAATTAGCTGGTTGCCACCTGAAGATTTCGGAAACAAGTTCGTTAAAAAAAATATTTTCGGTCAATTAACAAAATGTCCGGTAAACGAACATATTGGAGCGTTGGCTACTGACCCTTATGATTCTGATGATGTTGTTGATTCTAAATTAGCATTAACTGAAAACGGAATTGAACACAATAAAGGTTCTAAAGGCTCTATTCATGGATTAACCGGTAATAATTTAGGCAACGTTTCTAGTAATTTCTTTTTCTTAGAATACATTGCCCGTCCTAAAATTGCCGATATATTCTTTGAAGATGTATTAATGGCTTGCTTGTTTTACTCAATGCCTATATTAGTTGAGAATAATAAAAAATTATTGCTTAGACATTTAAAAGCTAGAGGTTATAGAGGATTTGTAATAACGCGATTTGACAAAGACCAAAATAGACTTTCATTAGATGAAAAAAATTACGGTGGAATTCCGAATAACTCCGAAGATATTAAAAATTATCACTGGATTGCAATACAAGAGTGGGTTGATAAATATGTAGGAGAATACAAGGCTGACGAAGGAGAAACACCAATTAGGGAAGAAGGAGTTGTTGGAAATATGTATTTCAACAGAACACTAGAAGACTGGCTTAAATTTGACCCTAACGACAGAACTAAGCGAGATGCCTCTATTAGTTCAGGCTTCGCAATTCTCGCCGTAAACCGTCACAAATACAAACCACAAATTGAAGCTCCAAAATTGAGTTTGAAGTTCAAGACGTACTAGAATATAACAATTTTACTTTCAATACAATACATATTGAAAAAAAAATTATCTTTGTTGAAACATAATCCTACTTGGCAATGGAAGAAAAGAAAGAATATAAACTTCAAGTAACTAAAAACCTATCATTTCCTAGAGCGACAGACCCATTCTCTAAAAAAGAATCGGTAGACTGGGGTTTTCAGTTCTCGGAGTCGGTAGTAAGCGAGTGGTTCTATAAAACAGGAGGTGATAATTGCAGATATTACGACCAAAAACAACAGTTTTATGAAAGACGTATCTACGCAAAAGGACTTCAATCATTAAAGAAGTTTTATGACAAAATGGGTACTAACGGAACTACAAAATTCTTAAACCTTACTGAAAAACCCATTACGATTATCCCAAAACTTACAGACGTAATTGTAAACGGAATGACCGGTAGAGATTACCAAATTAAAGCAATTGCAACCGATCCACTTTCATTAGACAATAAACTTGCTTTCAAAAATAATTTACGGACTGATATGGCGGCAAAAGACATTATCATTTCGGCAAAAGAAAATTTAGGTATTGATATTGGCACAGTTCCAATAGACGAAATTCCGGAAAGTGAAGAAGAACTAAACTTAAAAATCGATTTAGAATACAAGCAACCGATAGAAAAGGCTGAGGAATTAGCGATTTCGGCAGTATTCAAAGAAAACCGTTATAAGCAAAAAGTAGAACGAAGAAAAATCATTGACCAAGTAGTACTCGGAGTATCATGGGAAAAACACACATTCATTCCGGACCGTGGAATTGTAATTGATTGGGTTGACCCTGAATACAAAATTCAATCCTATACCGACGACCCATTCTTTTTAGACTGTAATTATCATGGCGAGATTAAAGCTATGGCAGTTTCAGATATTTTGGTTAACTACCAATGGGTAAATGAACACCCTGATTTAGTTGAACAAATTCAAAATGCCGGGCAACAATGGTGGACTTATCACAATAGACCGCAAGATGAAATTATAAAAGGCCATGCCGAACTTTTGTACTTTACTTATAAAACAACTCGTGAGAGAGCCAAAAAAATCAAAACCAAAGCAACAGGTGAAAAAGTATTATCTAAAGCAGATGAAAACTTTGACGAATCGAATGTGAAAAGTTTAGATTTCAAACGAGTTTCTAAAGTTGAAGAAATCGAATTTGAAGGAGTTCGCGTTTTAGGAACTGACATTATGTTGAAATGGGAAGTTTCTAATAACATGGCACGTCCTGAATCAAATAAACAACGTGTGGTTTCTCAATACATCGGTTATGCTCCTAATAAAATGGGAGATTATTACGATTCTTTGGTGGCTAGAATGATGCCTATTGAAGACAAATTGAATATTATTGAACTTAAAACAGAGCAAATTATTCAAAGAATAATGCCAGACGGATTCTCTATTGACCCTGCTGCATTAGCCGAGATTGATTTAGGTGAAGGAGGTGTTTTAGGACCACAAGACTTATTAGATATGTTCTTCCAAACAGGTTCGGTTTTAGCAACTATGTATGGACAAAATGGGGATTACAATCAAGCTAGTCAACCAATTCGTGAATTAGTAACCGGCAGAGGCGGACTTGTAAAACTCCAAGCATTAAGAGAAGAAAGAAACAATCTTATTGAAATGATGCGTGAAGTAATCGGACTAAACAAAGCAAGTGACGCATCTACTCCGGATAAAGATTCATTAGTAGGATTACAGAAACTTGCAGCATTAAACTCCAATACAGCGACTCGTCATATTTTAGAAGCAGCAAACGATTGTACTGAAAGAATGGCTGAGGCTATTGTTTATAGAACTGCTGATTTATTAAGATACTCAGATTTACGCGATGATTTCGCTAGAAAAATTGGCTCAGAAGCCGTTATTCAATTGGATATAATTAAAGATTTACACAACCACGATTTCGCTATTTCATTGGAATTAATGCCGGATGATGAAGAAAAATTGAAATTGGAACAAGATTTATCGATTGAAGTACAAAATCAAGCGATTACTACTGAAGATAAAAACAGAATTTTGCGTATTGCAAATATTAGTCATGCTACTGATTACCTTTCAATTCTTAGAAAAAAGAGAGAAAAACTTTTATCACAAAGAAAAAAAGAGGAATTCGATTATCAAGCAGATGCAAATCAAAGAGCCGGTATTGCAGTTGAGCAAGAGAAACAAAAAACATTCTCTATGGAAGCTCAGTTAAAACAAGCAGTTCAACAAATGATTTCTCAAGGCGAAATTGAAAAAGAAAAAGCAAGAGGTGAACAAGATAGAATAACAATTGAAACCGAATACAACAGAAAGAACGAACTTCAAATGATTGTCAATTCAGGTCAAGCAGAAAAGATAAAAGAAACCGAAGACCGTAAAGATGAGCGTTTACGCGAACAAGCTACGCAAAACTCAGAAATGATAAAACAGCGTGAAACAAACGGACAACCGAAAGATTTCCAAGCAGAAAATATAGGTATGGACGCGTTCACTTTGTAAAAAATCATAAATAATTACAATGTAAATGTTTTTTTATATCTTTGGCATATCAACTAATGAACGTTAGTTAGTTAAATTAATCAAATCTAATACACAATAACATGACAATTGAAAACAACAACCAAGAAGAAATTACTGCTGAACAAACAGATAATTCAAATGTAGAGCAAGTTGAAACACCTCAAATTACTATTACTCCGGTTGATGATAATTTTATCGAACCGGCTTATAGAGAAGAGGAAAGTTTTCAAGAAGAGCAAGTTGAAAATCAGAATGAAGAAGTTCAAACTGAGCAACAAGAAGAAGTAGTTGAAACACCGGAAGTTCCGGTATTTGAAATAGATGATGATAAAGTAATCCAATATTTAAAATCTAAAGGATTACAAGCGGAAAGTTTAGAAGATTTAAAACCAAAAGAATCTAAAAAACTTTCACCGGAAGTTGAAAAGTTCATTGAATTTACGGAAAAAACAGGAAACAGCAACTACAATGATTTTTTGGCTACTCAAAAAGATTGGAGCCAAGTTTCCGAACAAGAAAGAATTATCGAAAAAATGAAAATTGATTATCCTACTTTTGAAGATGAAGATATTCAATTGATGTTTGAAGATAAATACGGCTATGACGAAGATATTGACGACGAGAGAACAATACGTCTTCGTAAGTTAGCCCAAAAAGTTGATGCTCAAGATGCGTTAAAAACTCTTGAAAGTCGTAAGGAATTGTATAAAGTTAACAGAGGTTCTGAAGACTTAATTCCGGAAGATTACAAGACTGCAAAACAAATCGTAGAGCAACAACAAGCCAATGCGGAGGTTTATCGTAAACAGTACGATGATTTTT